GCGTACAGCTTATGCAAGACAGCCTCATGCAGTTTGATGCCTCGATTAACACGGCAATCGGTAAAGAATCAGGCGCAGAGCAGTGGAAGTATTACGGCTCACTGGTGCGAGATAGCCGGGAGTTTTGCGAAGAACGTTCAGGAAAAGTATTCACCAATGAAGAGATTGCACAGCAATGGTCAGGATCGTGGGCAGGTAAAGCTCCCGGTGATCCTTTTATTGTGCGCGGTGGTTATAACTGCCGACACCATTTCCGGCCAGTTTTTGAGGAGTAAATCATGCCAAAAGGTAAAGGAACATATGGGTCTAAAGTTGGGCGACCCAAAAAGAAAAAGAAAGCTAAATAACCAGTTTTAAACCACTCGAAAGAGGCACGTAACATGAGCGATGAAATCATGGCAACAGAAGCTGAGACTGAAACAGCGGCAGTAGAAACTCAGGATAAGATGTTTACTCAAGCTGAGTTAGACAAAGTCGTTGCAGGTAGATTAGAGCGAGAGACACGCAAATTTGAAAAGAAACTTGGTGACATCAATCTTGATGAAGCCCGGCAGGTTTTGAAAGAGCGTGACGATGCTAGTTTACAAGCGCAGAAAGAGCGTGGCGAATTTGAATCAATACTCAAGGACACGGTAAGCAAGAAAGATCAAGAGATCATGGCTTATAAAACGAGATTGCATCAAACACTGGTAGACGGTGCTTTGTTAAATGCGGCCTCAACCAATAACGCGATTAATCCTGATCAAGTATCTACTTTGCTAAAGCATCATGTGCGACTAGCAGAGGACGGTACTGTTGAGATTACTGATAGTAATAACGCCCCTCGATACAACGACAAGGGTGATTTGCTTTCGGTCAATGAAGCGGTATCAGAATTTCTTACAGCTAATCCCCATTTTATGAGGGCATCGGCTGGCGGTTCTGGCAGTCAGGGAAACACTGGCGGCTCAGTCCAAAAAACAATGACTTATCAAGACATGGTAGACACTTGGGAGAACGGTGGCCGCGAGGCATATTCTGCAACCCAGCGTTAGCCAACTTGATTTAACTTAAATGAAATAGACCGCCATTTGGCGGTTTTTTTTCGCCTATTAAAAAGGTAATAATCATGGCAGCAACAACTTCAACCACTCTCGACGATCTATTCGCAAACATAATTCTTCAAGCTCGCTACACCGCTGAACAGCAGTCTCTTATGCTTGGTTTGGTCACTCCTTATAACATCGGTTCTGTACCGGGTAAAACCATCCAGATACCTAAGTACCCATCAATCGCGGCTGCGGCTTTGACTGAAGGTACTGATATGTCAAGCACCACTGTTAGCACTTCATCTGTGACTGTAACTATCGCAGAAGTTGGCGCACAGGTATTGCTAACTGACTTAGCGCGTGACGGACACGGCAACCCAGCGATTGAGCTAGGCACTGTTCTTGGTTCGGCTATTGCTAAGAAAATGGATCAAGACCTTCTTGCTCTGTTTGATGGCTTCTCAACCTCTCTAGGTGGCGCAGGAACAGAAATCACTGTTGCTGACATCTTCAAGGCTGTTGCTCATCTTCAAAACAGCAACGCACCCGGTGCATTTGCCGCTGTTATCCACCCTTACACTGCGTACCAGTTGAAGGCTAACTTGACCAACACCTTTGCCAACCCTAACGGTGGCGATGCTCAGAACGAAGCAATGCGCAGTAACTTTGTTGGTTCTTTGGGTGGTGTTGATATCTATCAGTCAAGCAACCTAACTGTTGATGGTAACGGTGACGTAAAGGGCGCTGTATTCTCTCGCGAAGCACTCGCGATTGCATTGAAGCGTGACTTCCAGATCGAAACTCAGCGTGATGCATCCTTACGTGCCACTGAGCTTAACGCTACTGCCGTTTACGGTGTTGGTGAGCTTGATGATACATACGGTGTTGAGTTGTTCTTTGACGCGGCTGTTTAAGTAGTAAAGACAAGCCTCATCCTTTCGGGGGTGGTGCTTTTTTATTGGAGTATTTATGGCATTTTCAAGCGATGCAGATTTACTAAATATCACACCAGACATTTTGAGTTTTGGTATTGATAGCTTTTCTAGTGAAC